AGCAACGCATTCTCAATGCTGATACCATGCTCTACACCCTTTTTGTTTGCTAGTCTGTCGTATTCAGAAGGTCCGTATACGGAGACAGCATCTAACGTATTAGTAACAGAGAAAGGTGTTTTGATGATTTGGCAGTAGTTGTACACAGGAGATAGGCTGTTGTACTTCTCAGCAGAAGCACCAGAACCCTGCATAGCGGCGTTACCAATAACGAGAATCTTATCGTCGTCAACGATAGCGGCGGCGGCAGTCGTACCATAACCACGGGTAACAGTTAGTGTATCTGTAGAGATACCAGTTACTAACATGATTTCGCCTGTGCGTGTTACTTTGGCTAAGTCATTCACTGCGAACAGTGCGCCCTCACCAGTGTCAACAACCAAAGAAGTTGCACCAGCCGCGTAACCTGCACCGTAATTGATTTGAGTCCAACGGGACATATATGCGTCTTCCATCCACTCATGCTTTACGGACATTGCGCTTCTGGTTTTTAATCGGTTTAGGATTGTCGTAAAAGGCATGGCTGTTGGCTCCAACAACGCAATCTCTTTCGACATATCAATTTTAATTCTATTCGCGAGTATGTTCGACATACCACGCGCTGTATCTACTAATGCCATTTAATTTACTCCTCTCAATTACCCAAACATGGAAGTCCCACGTCTGCCTGCCCTGACTATTCTACCGGCAGGGTCATCTGCACCTTGCTTGCTGGTGGGTGGAGAACTTTGTCTCTGTGCACCATCACCGCTTACTGCCTGTTTGCTTGCCACTACTTTATCGGCTTGAGCTTTTGAATTTTTAATAATATCTGGTAAGTCTTTCTTAAACAATCTACCTTCTCCAATCTCATACGCTATTGCAAGTGGATTTTCTAGACCCCACAAAGATGGGTTTTCGTTCAGTATATCCTGTAGTTGCGGGGCAACCTTGTCATACGTGTCTGGATTGCTTTCCTTAAGAGAAGATAATGAGTTCTGCATCTCAAACAAAAGTAGCTTATCCTGTATCGGAGCGAGCCTCTGCTCAACCGCCTGTGTTACAGGGTCAAGCTCATTTGTTCTTTGTTGCTGGGGGGCTGTCGCCGCTTTCTGCTGATTAAGGAGTTTACCGTGGTCTTTAGTCCATACAGACTGTAGATTCTTGTAACTCTCTTTTGTCTTTTTCAGCTCAGCGTACATTTCCTCTGGTGTTTGATACTCTGACCCCCAAGACGGCGTACTCTCTGCACTCTCTGCACTCTCTGCGGCGTCTGCTGTCTCGGTTTGTGTAGCTGTGGAAGTGTCTGGTATTACAGTTCCGGTCGCAGTGTCTGCTTGTCCAGTAGCGGGTGCTGACGTACCTGCGTTATCGTTTATCATACCTTCTGCCATTATTATACCCTCCATTACTTAATTTAGCAACTATTTATTTTAATAAAGTTAGTATTTCCCTTGCTGTACGCCATCTTTCTTGCTGGTGGGCGAGGTCAAACATACATTTAGGGTCGTGTGTGTCAATGTTTAGGCATCTGTCGCGTGCAGATTCCTGTATCTCCTCAAGTCTTGCAACCAGTTTGTCATACGCTCGGGTGTGTTTGATTGCGGCTAAGTCGTCCTCTGTTATTTTCATTACATCATTCCCCCTAAATTCATAGGCATACCTGCTTCATTACCCGTCTGTGCCATTCCCTGCGCTAGAGCTGGATTCATAGCGAGGTCTGGCGCTATTCCCCCTTCCTGCTGTGGTGGGGGTAGTGGTTCTGGTTTTACATACTGAGTGACATTCTTAAAGCCAAACACCTCAAATATACTCTTTAACAGTTTATCTTGAATAATGAGCGGGTTATCCTTCAACAGACTGTAGAGCTGTGTGATATTAGCTTGCTGAATATCTTTGTTTATGGATGGTTCGACTGCACTTCCCACACCAATGATATCGAACTGCCCCATTATATCTTCGATGTTTACTACGTCGTTCGTAGTAGCACCGTCAGAACCAAGAATAACAACTTCCTTTTCCTCAGTTACATACTGCTGGTCTAGTTGTATTACTTGCTGGACAAGCTCGTGCACGCCACCGTACGCAATTAGTGCCACTTTCAATTTGAACCGCTCTCCCCCAGCAGAGGCTAGTATGTTCATCGTTGTGGCTGTTTCTCTGCGTTGTGTGGTAGTTCCCCTCTCTGTATCATGTACACCAGACACTAAGTCCATATCATCCTTAACTTGCTCTTCTTCTTTATACGCGGATGCCGTGACATCAGAGAACTTAAGTTCTTCTATATCATTATGGTCATCTACCTCAACAAACCCACCAGCTCTACTGCGCAACTGCGCGGGGTCAACATTAGCCCCTCTGAGTATTGTGAACATCTTATTTATAAGGAAACTGGTGTTGTCTATACGCTGGTTTCTGGTAGTGTTCAGCTCCTCTTGTAAGTCCTCAGTCACTTCCATCTCACTTATGCCATAAAACTCGCCCGGAACAGGGTTATTCACGAACCTAGCATATGGCTTTTTGCCGTGGTAGTAAGGATTCATCTCACTTAAGGCAACAAACTCTTTGTTCACAATTATCAAATGCCAATCGTCAGTAAAATACGTGTGCACTTCAAGCTCTTTCTGTACTGCCCTGTTTGGTGTAGACCCACCTATTAAACTGAGCTGAGTCGTCTCTTTGCTTTGTCGCTTACCTACACTTTCTTTTATCTCTTTCATATGGGCAAACTCAACGCCTTGGCTTTTCTGTAAATCCACAAGCTCATTATAGTCCATGTACTCCAGTTCCCCTACGTATCTGGCTTCATCTATGGTAACCGCAAGTGGGTCAAAGAAAAAATCCTTAAGTGGCACTAGCCTAGCATATGGGTCATCTTTCACAACGATTCTCTTTGATATCTCCTCATAGTCACCAGTGCGCACTCCGTAGACAGCATTGGGTACTCTAAACCTTTTCAGTTTCTCTTTGTACTCCCAACCCTGCCTAGTGATAGCCGTGCCAAAAATGAGAGTAGACGTGACGACATCGTTCATAAAAGGAACAAAACGTATCCTCATCTGGAACTGATAGTCTAACAGCATATTCATTTTCTTAGACTTGGCTTCTCTTTCTTCTGATGGTACGCCCATAGCTACAGTCTGTACGAATGGGCGGGTGTTTATCAAAGCATTTACTATCTTAGGTGTCTGTGTCTGTATGATATGAAATGAGTATGGTATAAAAAGATTTGAGCGAGTGTCCCCTTCTTCAAGAGCCTCTTTATATGAGCGGAACTGCCTGTATGCAGACCCTGCCTTCGTAATAAATGGTTCCCTAAAGTCCTCCGCGGCTTCTATATCCGCAACGGCGCGAGATAGTATATCTTCTTCTGACATTTTTTCAAAATCTCGTGAGTATGCTGGTGTCTTTTTCTTAGGTCTTCCCATAAAAACCCCCTACAAATGCACTAATACCAAGAGTATACACTTATATTAGCACAAAAACAATACGTAAATGCACTAATAACCTGTTTTTCTGCTCCTTGGTATGTACCTGTACGTCTTTTTTACACCAGAATAGGTGCCCGGCTTCATCATCATGACTGCATACGCCAGCGCATCCAGTAAATCGTCATGTTTTACACGCGGATATTCCTGTAATTGGTTGACAAGTTCTATCATATATGACCGAATGAACAGTTCTTCTCTCTCAACGATAGGCTGTAGCTTAGTTGTAATATGGTCTTCTTTACTTGTGACCCCATGAGTCAGTGGTATAATTCTAAAATGTACCCCGCACCTCTTCATTTCGTCCTGCAACTGAAACTTCAAAGCCTTCTGCGCCGCGTACACTTCTATGCCCACAGACCTTACTTTACCATCCCCGTTGTTCTTCTGCCAAAACTCTATGATTCTAGCCATCTGCTGGCGTACTGTGAGCCTCTCAAGCACGTAGTCTAGTACATACACTTCCTGTTTGTCTGTGATGCCTATACACACTGCTGAGAATGAGTCAGATGTCTGTGAGACTGACAACGAAAAGTCAACTGCTATGAACTTAGTCACTATCCTCTCATTGGGTATCACATCGTAATACTGCACGTCAGACTTCTTAAACACAGCGTTCATCTCGTCTATGGGGTCAAGCATATATTGGCACGAGTAAATGTAACTTCCCTGTGTCTTACGTTGCTCGTCTAAGAATTTCTCAGTGAGCCTGCGCGGGAAATACAGCTCCCCCTCTTTACTTATTGCTGGGTGAACGATGATGCTCATGCTATCGATGTCGTCTGGGTCATCAGCTTTATGCAGCTCAATCAACTGCCCGTACATATCTGCCATGTGATACCGTGTGCCAATGATGATATGAAGCCCGCCGGGGTCTAGCAGTGAGCGAGACAGCTTGTAATGGTCGTACGACTTCTCAAGCTGTGTAACAGTGCCCACGTTACGCTCGGACACAACGTCATCCATAAACACTACGTCAACGTGCATACCCGTACGCGCGTTATCAATACCAGAACAAAAAATAGTCGGCTCTTTCAACCCGACCTTCGTCCTGTACTTCAAATATATCTGGTCTTCTGTGAAACCGCCCGCCAGTTTGTAGTCTGGCTCTAGCAGATACTTTCCCTTGTCGTTCGTGCAGACAGCCCTAAGTACCTCATTGTTCGCTATCTGACTCTTAATGCCCGCCAAGTAAATCTTAGCGTTACCCAGTGTCTCTGAGTCCAGTAGGATGCGTAGGTTCTGGTTATGCCATAAAAGCCATATAGACAGCGACTGCGTAGCAACCGTAGACTTAAACGTACCGCGCGGGAGCATGATAAGTTTCTTAAGGGATGCCCGCTGGCTCGTAAGGTTCACTGGTGCTAGTGGGAACCCTAGTAAAAACGACTTCTCAACACCCGCGGTCAGCAGGTCACAAAGCTCTCTGTGCGGCTGTTCTTCCATTAACTCATTCTGTAACACATACTTAGCAAAGAAATAGAAATCGTTCCATGCCCTGTTCCGCATGACGTGAAGTGCGGCTTCTGCTGGGCTTACATTATGCCTCACTGCCGTCGTCATGAATTGCCCCCTCTTCAAGTGCCCTCTTCATAATATCAATCAACTGGTTGTCACTCATATTAGTCGCGTCTGATTTGTTGTGTACCAGAGAAACTTCTACGGGCTTAAGACCCGCCCTGTCCAGAATATCTCTTGCGGCGGCAAACTTAATCTTCTCATTGTCACTTCGCAGTAGCGATGCCATGACCTTGGTAGCCCGTATCACTGACGCACTGATATACGTGCGTGCCATCGTGACAGCCGCCTGTGTCAGCATAGCCAGTAGTGTTTTAAACTGCGCGCTGTTCTTTGCCTTCTGTATAGCCGCCATGTTCACCCGCATTAACGACGCGGAGTTGGCTATAGAGATGCCCTGCATATGGTGGAACGCCAGTTTCATCAAGTCTATCTTCGTGTTATACGTTACCCCAGCCGCACGACCCGTCATAGGCAGATTCACCAGCTCAAAGTACCTGTCCCTGTCGTTCACATCCATAACACTGAGCGTATTCTCAAGAGAACTGTCCATCAGGGCAATTTCCTCATCCTGAGTAAGTACCTCTGGCGCCCTGTGCATGTCTTCTCCCGATAGCTCGCCTTCGCCGGGGTGAGTATTACTGTACCCAGCGTAGAAAAGCTCTCGCATCTCGTCCTGAGTACGGAAAACCTCCATTTCGCCTTTCGGTCGCATCGTATAATCGTGCCTCTCCTGCATAATGTACCCGCCTTTCTGACATTTTAACATATATTTATTATACCATGAAAATACCCGTTGACAAGGGGGTACTTTGTATGTTATTGTATGTCCCTAGGGGGTGATAAACCATGACACGTACAACAATTTATTTAGATGAAGAGACTCATCAGAGATTAGCGAAATACGCCGAGCGAGTTGGGTCAGATATGTCAAAGCAAATCAGAATGGCAGTAAATCAACTGCTAAAAAAGAAAGACAGGACATATGTACCTATCTCTGAGCGTAAAAAAGACTAAAAAAATGCCACCTACAAATTTAGGTGACACTTTTTGAGAAAAGAGGTACAAATAAATAAACGACCAACGAAACAACGGAAAACCACACATAAATTATATCATATTGTGTGTCTCCGTGCAAGCGAATTAGTGGTATACTATTAACTATCGACAAAACCAAAGGAGGCACATATGAACTCAGCGTCATTCAGAGAGACAGCGACCCAGTTGATGAGCCACAACTTCTCAGTAATACCCATTGGGGGCAAAGGCAAAGTACCCATTGTAGAATGGCAACCCTATCAACAGAAAAAGCCCACTACAAACGAAATATCAGAGTGGTCAACCAAGAACTTAGACCTCAACATCGCTGTTATCACAGGCGAAATCTCTGGTATTACTGTCATTGACATTGACAGTGCAGAGGGTGAAGAGGAGATAGCCAAACTGAACCTACCGCCCACGTACACAGTCATGACCAGCAAGGGCAGGCATCTCTATTACCAGTACACCAGTGACCCTGCTATCATCACCAGCGTTAAGATACTGCCCGGCATTGACATCCGCAACAACGGCGGCTACGTCATAGGCGAGGCATCCACCCACGAGAGCGGTTGGGTTTACACAGCTGTCGACGCAAGCACGCCAGTCGCACCGTTTCCAGAGGCGTTCATCAGCGCAGTGAATGGCTATGAGCCAGCACCCAGTGCCCTGCCACGCAGTAACTCACGCACTGGAAAGCGACCAGTAGCCCTAGACCCATCGGCACGTAACTCCACGCTGACCAGTTTAGCTGGCAGTCTGCGCGAACGTAAGCTACCCAACCACGTCATTGAGCAAATGGTATCCTTAGCGAACACCAGTTTACCAGACCCGCTATCCGACAAAGAAGTTCAGACCCTCACCGCATCGGTTCTAAAATACGACACCAACGAAGCTGTTATGCACAGGCTGACTGAGTTAGGTGTAGCCGAACGTTTCTGTGACAAGTACAGACCAGTTGTACGGTACAACACGACGACAGGCAAGTGGATGGAGTACAACGGCAAGTTCTGGGCAGTATCAGAGGCAGGCATATACGACCGTTTACGCGCCCTCATCCGCGAGATACCATCAGAAGTCGAAGAATCGTCAGACGCATACGACACATACGACAAGTTCGCACGCAGTCTGGAGTCCGCTAAGAAGTTCTCATCCGTCCTGACGTTCTGCAAGGAGTTCCTATCTGTTAAGACGACTGACTTTGACATAGGCAACATGGTGTTCAACACCCCCAATGCCACATTCGACTTCAAGCGTGGCAAGTTCACGAACCCAAATGCTGACGACATGCTGACCAAGTGCGCAGGCACCCAGTACAGCAAGGACGCTGACTCCTGCCCCATCTGGACATCTTTCCTATCCCGCATTTTCAACAACGACCAAGCAATGGTTGACTACATCCAAAGGGTATGTGGCTACTGTCTCACAGGGTCAACACAAGAGCAAGTGTTCTTCATGCTGTTCGGCACTGGGGCAAACGGCAAGTCTGTGTTCATCGACACACTCCGCTACATACTGGGCGACTACTCTCTGCAAGCCAACTTCGCAACGTTCCTATCCAGACGCGGTCAGACCAGTAGCAACGACATTGCCTCTTTTGCAGGCAAACGGTTAGTCTGTGCGACTGAGTCCTCTGAGAGCCATACGCTGGACGATGCCCTCATCAAAAGCCTGACAGGCGACGGCACTATCACCGCTCGTTTCCTGTACAAGGAGTTCTTTGAGATAGTTCCCCAGTGCAAGATAATGCTAGCCACCAACCACCGCCCCACCATTAAGGACGACAGCATCGGTATGTGGCGCAGGCTACGTCTTATCCCGTTCACAGTTACCATACCAGAGTCCGAGCGTGATGCACATCTCCTGTCCAAGCTACGCAAGGAGTCCCCAGCTATTCTCAACTGGATGATTGAGGGTCTTAAACTCTGGCAGGCTAATGGGCTGGGTGTCTGCCCCGCAGTGCTGGATGCGACTGAGGACTACAGAGACGAGTCAGACAACATAGGAGCGTTCATAGAAGAGAAATGTGCTGTGGGTACGCAAGGCACAATACGAGAACCAGCCGCAACTCTGTACAAGGCATACGCAGAGTGGGCAACTGAGAATGGTGACCATCCTATCTCTGGAACAGCATTCGGAAGACGACTTATCGATAGAGGGCACAATAAGGTTAGAGATATGACAGGTAGATTTTATACCACAATACGACTTAATACCGATTATTAGCACGGAAAGCAATACTAAAGCCCTGTTTTCAGCAATGGAAATGGGGCTTTTTGCTACCATATTATTATTGTAAGCCTAGCACCCAATGTTTTTTACTGTCAGATTTTACGGTAACTGGTAAAACGCTAACTATATTTTCCAGCGGTATATTATTTCTGGTAGAACTGTTAAATACTATGATACATTTTCATGTAGGGTTTTCAAAACCCGACATAAACTCTGAAACCCTTTGGTAGACAGGGATACAGTGCCTCTGTTTCAAAACCTATGTAGGCTTATGTCGGGTTTTGCCTATATGTTAGTTCTCCTTTATAAATATGAGACTGTGTCTCTGTGAAACTGGGAATTTGCAAGGAGGGGTATGGGAGTAATTCTAGTAAGAATACTTTATATATATAACCCTACATAAC